GTTATACACATTGTTGGTCTCGCATCCTTGTACCAACTTTTCTCACCGCCATTATAGCGTAACTAGGATTATAAGTCAACTAGTTTCTTTCAGAGTTACGAGCTTCCTTCCTTACGGTCAGGACAATGTGTAATCTTGGTGGAGTACCGGGGAATCGAACCCCGTCTTCCGCCGTGCAAGGGCAGAGTCAGCACCCATCTGGTACCCCAATAAATTACTGCCTGTGACTATTTATACCATTTTCATCACTTGCGATCTTGCGATCATAGCTCGGACACAAGCTATGCCACTGCGGGACTTCGATCCTGACTCTTTGGCTCAAGATAGCACCACTATAAAAGTTAGGGCTTATAGAACCCGTTTGGTGTGCGTTATACGGCCTAACCAAAACAAACGCCGGGTAACTTTAACGTCATTTTACCATAGACGGGTATTCTGGTGCCGCATTGAGGAATCGAACCCCAGACCTGATGCTTACAAGGCAACTGCTCTACCGACTGAGCTAATACGGCATTATTCAACAGGAAACCATTTTGTTTGTCTGATTATGAGTCAGATGCTCTACCATTGAGCGATTTTTCCAAAACGGAAAAAGTTGGAATCGAACCAACATACAACAAAGTTGCGTTTGCTGCAAGTTTCCTAAAATCTACAGGGTTGTTTTTGTCCGCTAAGACAATCCAACATTAGTTTAGCGTAAAAGTTTTGCTGTAACAACCCTAAAACTCTTGCCCTCATTATAGCAACCATAAATAGGTATGTCAACCGTATTATGGAGAATATTATGAAGGGTGAATGGTGTTATTTCAAGTCTTACTTCTCAAAAGAGATTTGTCAACAGATTATCAATGATGCTAAGGATATCAGTGCTAGCGATGCCGTCATTGGTGTCAATGGTGGTATTGGACTAGACAAAGACTACCGTAGATCATCGGTAAAGTTTTTGACTTCAAACAACCAGAAATTTGAATACCTCTTTGATGCTATGTGGAAAACTGTCCAACAAGCAAACAGAGATTGGTTTGATATCCAAATCTCAAAACTCGATTACATACAATTAGCAGAGTATGATTCTGCTTACAAGGGTGAATATAAAGAGCACCATGACGTTTTCTGGATGAATAACGATCCATACTATCATCGTAAGATTACGGCAGTAGTTCAGCTATCAGACCCTGCAACTTATACAGGCGGTGAACTAGAACTTACCGAAGGTCTAACACCTTTACCTGATGAGATAAAGGAGCAAGGCACTATTATATTCTTTCCGTCACTATTCAGACACAAAGCAAATCCAGTGACACAGGGAGTAAGATACTCTCTAGCCGCATGGTTTGATGGACCAAAGTGGCGTTAATTCTACAGGTTCCGTTTTGGTCTTTATGCAAAAAAGATTTTTCGAATTGCGGAATGGAACCTAAAACTTGGCGACCTTGACGAGGATCGAACTCGCCTGAACCTGTTAGACAGACAGGTGTCGTCACCAGACGACTCCAAGGCCAATAATGACTCAACAAATATACTCTGCTTCCTGTGAACTGTCAAGAACAACCTTGCGGATTGTTCAATCTTTTTCACTCAGGCGAATTTCGGAGTCGGGTGCTTCCCGTCCTAAGCCATTGCCAAAGTTATCTCATCGGGGCAAGATGGCCCTATCCCGATCAAGCATATACGTCTATATGCGCTACCCTTAGCAGAGTATACTTGTTGAGTCTAACTCCCTAGGAACAAGGCACAGTTTACCCATGCTTTATTCCTAGGGAATAAGAACTTCTTTACCTACAATGTCAAAGAGCGTTGTAATTATATTACAAACTTGTGTTACTATATATACAACATTTAGGAAAAATGCAAGAAAAATGTTTAAAAAACGAAAACTTTCTTACATTTTTTCTACATTAGCACGGACTTCATCGAAAGTCAAGTCACGAATCAGCTTACCGTTACTAAAAACAACTTCTAGTTCATCATGCAGGACGTTGAACATCTTGTCGTGATGATTGACCGTAATGTAGCAAGGATTTCCGTCCTTGTCAATACCGCCATTCTTAACAAGCTTCAATTGTCCCTTCTTGCTTTGCTTACCCTGATCAGTGATAGGGTCTTTGAAAACATCAACCCATTCACCATTCACAAAAGCAGCCGAACACTTCATAGCAAACTTCTGATCATCACGATTGACAATCTGTAGAAGAGCACCACCTTGTCCGAAGACAACGTTATCTGCACTATAACCTTCTGCGATAATGGTGTCAAGGATTTCTTTCACAGAATCGATATTGATACCATCACCCTGTAGCACACGGACATTGCTGAGAACCTTGTACCCCTTTTCGTTGACTTCACTTCCAAAGTGTTCGTCAAGAATCTGGATGCACTTAAGGACAACAGTTGCCGGATGACCACTATCAGGACGTACCACGAGAGTAGCACCGCTGTCAAGGATATCTTGTTTTAGTTCAGTACCCCACAGCTTACAGGCATTGAAAATATCGTAGCTGTCACTTACAGCAGATACAATACCACCGGGCTTACCGTTCTTCTTAACCATGTTGCGATAGCTGTCAACTTCACGTTCACGGCCCCAACTGGTTACAGTGCTGTGTTCCATAGCTGGAACAGAGAAGCCAGCCATATCAGCGCCGTAGTAGCGACGAGCAAAAAGTAGAGCCTCGACTGTATCCGTTCCCATGAAGTTAACGAGGTGGGCAGTTCCACCGATGCCAGCCGACTCAAGACTCGATACGCCTCGCGCACCGAAATCATGAAGCTTAAAGCCAATATCGTCTGGATTACCAGTGCGTACCAATGCATCAAGGATCACCTTCTTAATTTCACGGCTATTGGTAGCAACAGTAGTCGGATACCAGATAGCACGAAGTAGAGCAGTTTCAAGGAACGAAGTCAACCAGTAGCACTTAGGATCATTGTTGACAATAGTTGCAAGAACATTATGTACACCAACAACCGTGCCTTCTGGAACAGCCTTGATAATGACAGGAAGATTACCACCGTGTTCCTTCACAATGTATTCCCATCCTTCGCGGTTAAAAGGTTCACCATGGGCAGTGATGATAGCTTCCGCTTCATCAATCATTTCCATAGTTACTACTGGACCACAAAGATATTCCTTGATGAAAGCCTGTAGACCAAAGAATACGGTCTCATCATACTTACCACCACGGCTTTCGATGTAGCTGTAGATGTATTCAGTACCCTCAGGATACTGGTTAAACTGGCTGTACTTGTAGCTGTCGCTATTGAGAATAATGTTTTTCATTTTGATTAAACTCCTTAATCATTAAAAGCTAAAGGTCTATCCTAAAGCTGTAATACGTTGAACCCCCTTATAGAGAGTTTTTTGGAAAAGTCAACAACCAAATCTAGTCGGTCATTGCGTTCTGAAAACGTTGCCGTAAAATAGTCTGGATTGAGAGAGTCACGAATAAAATCTGCGTCTTCTTCACCAACATTATCATCAGACAACATATATTCAAAATATGTTGGGCGGCGAGTATTATAAGCCCAATTGGTACCTTCAACTGAGGCGACCTTGAATTTTTCTCTACTGCCCAACACAAACAACAATTGCGATGTATGATCACGCATTGATGAATCGACTAAAAGATTCCAATCGTTTTCACTCAATTCATCATCACAAATTACAATCATTAGACTTCCCTTTCTAGAAAGTCCTTTACGATTTTGATACGACCACGAGCCTCTTCCTGAGAACCGTCAATCGTAAGGTTAACCACGAGATACATAAGTTGTTCACGGCTGGCATTGTTTACAGCCTGTGAAAACTCAGTTAGCATCACATTGTCTTCTTCTGAAATATCTTCAATCATTATCCAAACTCCACTAGGGTAGCCTTTCCACCCTTCTTCGTCACATTATAGGCGAATGTCTCTAGCATGTCAAGGATGACAGCAGAATTTCCGCCAGCTAATCCCATTCCAATATATGGAAATCCGATACTAACATTATCCTTCACAATATGTTCAAGCTTTCTCAAAATAACATAAAAGCTTTCATATTCAAAATGATCAACACCACGAGGCAGATAGTGCAACTGTGTGTAGGCATTGATCACTACAAATGGATTGCCTTGCTTACCAACCGTAGCATAGGTACTAAAGTTACCAAGCTTTGCTACTGGTGTCTGCCATGTTTTTCCTGCTAGTGTGTCGGCTTCATATACACCGGGATAACGAGTACGAAGTTCCTTGGCAATACCAGAACCCATTGTGTTTTGACAATTACAACCATGGACAATAATATTAAACTGTCCCTGTTCCGCCATGTCAATTAGATTACCTTTAACACGATGTAGCATAATCAAACCCCCAAGAAATACTGGACGATATGAAAATGATCGTCAAAGAACATGTCTTCACGCATATCGCCAATGGGCATCCAAAATGCCTTTTCAGCATCATCAGCACCCTTTACCTTAGGAAGCTTGGTATCATCGGCAAGCTTAATGTAGGCAGCATAGGTAATAACACGACCAATGTTTGAACGATGAGGATCATCAAACATATGAGTAGCATGAATCGAACCACGAAGGACAGGATCAGGAACCTTGATCTTGGTTTCTTCCTTTAGCTCACGAATAACACCATCTTCAAGACGTTCAAATTCTTCAAGATGACCACCCGGTAGCGCAAACAAACCCTTACCCGGTTCACTACGGCGCTTTACGACAAGGATATGACCACTCTGTTCTACAACAGCATCAACCGTCACATGCTTTACGGCATATGGTGCAGCTTTCCACGATTCCTTGTACTTCTTCACATGTTCAAGCTCACGGCGAAGCTGAGCATAATGTTCGCCATTCTTGAAATCATTGAACATGAAATTGGCGACAGCAGCAGTAACTTCATTAGTCACAATCTCGTGCTTCTGCATAGTACCCGCAAGGAATCCTTCACGAATAGCAGTAGCATTCATGAAACTCTGAATAGGAACGTCAACCGAATCCCACTGTGGGAACAGCTTCAAATAATAGCTAGTATGATCCTTCGCAGCACCGATCAGACCAATCTTGGCATCTTTAAGACCAGCGGCACGAAAACCAAAATTGTTGATTACGTCAAGTGCAGTTTCCTTAACGACAGTCTGGACCTGATTGATCCATGCGATATCGTTATAGGTCTTATCAAAGAGAGGCTTGATGATGATACGCGAAGTAGTAGGAACACCGTCAACATCATTGTCGCGGTCTAGGTCCATCGCAAGAAACGAATCATGAATCATGCGGCGGCGTTCATCAAATGTGAAGGGATTGCGTACAGTGCGGGCTTTACCCGAAGAACCTACAAGGACAAGAACCTTCTTTGCCTTGGTTAGCGCAACATCAATAATGCGCTTATGCTGTACGTGAAAGGGCTGAAAACGCCCAATGAAAACTAGTAGATCATATTCCATTGCCCAAAACTCCTTTGTGGCTATAATGTGAACTATCCGGTCTTTCCGGTTAGTTGGTGCACTCTACCTCAATGTTGGTAGAATGTCAATATCAAAGTTGGAAAAGTTCTCCATCCTCTGATATTATGCACAGTGCCTTTTCAGCCATATCGCCACAAACGCACTGTGCTAATTTTAATGCTTCAACTTCATCTTTGGTATGAAAGGTCAAAAAGAATACATCTTCTATATCGAAGTCGCCTTCAGTGGTGAAAGCGCAAGGTACTGCATATTTGACCTTTTTCTTTTTCATACCACCTTACTTATTGATACGAATAACCCCGTCTGGATCAACCTTATTTGCAAAGTGTCCAGCACTAGCAGCGGAAACACCCTTAAGCTTTAGACCAGAAACAACGCCATGGTGTGGCTGTCCTTCTGTCTTACCAGCTTGTGCGTGACGGTCAAATGTATTATCGTCATGGTCTCCATTGATAATAGGATAGCGGCGACCAGACTTAACGTCTTCAACGTGTGTTGGGTTTGGTGTCTTCTTATCCTTGGCATAAACCATAGCAACAGTATGACCCTTTTCAAGTGCCTTTACTGCATGATGATCGTTAGACTCATCATGACCGGTACCAGTGTGTGATAGAGTCAAGTGATAGTTTTCTGGTAGATTTGGATGACCTACACGGTTATGCATCTTGGTATAGTCATAGAACTGTACTCCGGGATGACGCTTGAATAGCTGTGGAGCATGATGTTCCCATGAAATATCAGATGTAACGTTTAGACGTACACCGGGCTTATAACCCTTCTTTGAAGCTGACTTAGCATGTTGACCAATTTCATGATCAAGAATACGTGCAGCATGTTCAGGATGCTTAGCTAGGAAGTGTGTACGAAGAACCTTAGATGATAGGGCAAAGTCTGGATACTGCTTGTTACCACCAGCCTCTGTACCTAGGCAATTCTTACGGCATTCCTTAGAAGCACGAGGACATACGTCAAACTTATGTAGACCGCCTGTAGCATGTGGTGCAAGAGCAAGACCCTTGGTGTGTACGTTTTCACCAGTTGACTTACGAGTCTTACCATTTTCGCCTAGAAGCTTAGGAGCATTTTTGTAACCACGTGACTGTGCAAATTCTTGGAATACTTTCTTAGAATGAGAAAGATTAGCCTTGGACTCTTCTGGGCTTTCCTTTTCCATAGCGTCAAAAGTAGAACGAAGCTTGGAACCCATTGACTTATGTGAAGCGTTCTTCAATTCAGGATCAGCATTACCCTGTTCGATCATGCCACGAGTTCTAGGCATATTCATAGCCTTATGGGCAACCTTATCAACATCAACCTGTTCATCAAGCTCTTCTACTTCTTCCTTTAAAGCCTTACCAGAAATGGTATCGTCTGAAGGACCGCTTAGATGAAAGAGAAAATCGTGATGAGTTTTTGAAAGACCCGGTAGTTCGCTTTCTTCTCTGGTTTCGGTGATGAATTGCTTAAATGAAAACATAATTTGTCCCTTAATGAAATGGTTTGAATTCTAGAGTATTTATAATAATTGATTACCAGCCCATATATTTCTTGTTTGCGGCACGATAAGCACCGGAAACTTCATGACTGAAACCATGGTCACGAGCAACAATATGCTCTGAACCATCGACAGGGTGCTTCCATACACCAAGGTTCTTTTGCTGTCTATAGTCATGTGGCGGATTAGCGGTATTACCATGATAGTCAATAAATTTTTGAACAAGAGGATGTTCTTCGACCTTATTCAAATGTGCTTCTTTAGCAGGTGAGCCTTCCCAATATTTTCCATTATTTCTTTCGTGAAAACGAATAAGTGCGTCACCAAAATCTTTATGGGTAATGCCCTGTGGATGATCTTCCGTTTTGGTCAGTCTTTTCCAGTCAGATGACTTGATATCACGAGCATGTCCTACCTTGGTCCATTCGTGGTGTTCATGATCATGGTCCACCAGAGGCGGGAAAATACCACGGTCTGTGTTTGTTTCAAAATGTCCATGACCAGTGTGAGTAAGAACACGATAGTTATTGTTTACCCAATGGTCGCCGCCTTCTGCATGATTCTGTAGTGCTCCTAATCCCATACCATCATGTTCTTTTGCGTTGTGATACTTATCAAGCTTGGCACGAATAGCAACCTTGGTACCAACTCTCATAGGAACAATTTTCTTGTCAACAATAACGTTCTCTGGTTCACTGTGATGGAGATATGCACGAGAAGAACCCTTAGGCATATTACCTTCGATGCCAGTAGTTTCACCACGAGCAGAAAGGTCTTTAATCTTGTTTGCTAGTTGTGTCTGCTTAGCCTTTTGATTGGCCTTACTGGTGACGATATTTTGTAGCTCTGGATGAAGGTTTTCTACAATTACGTTATCAAGAAAATCTTTAAAGTTGGTAATGTTCATTAGGAATCCTCACGAAAGTTTCTTTTATTTATCCATTTCATAAAGTGCACGATGACGAGCCATGAATTCAGGACCAAACAGTTCAACATGCTGCTTGGCAAATTCCACACACTTCTTCATCGCACCAGTAAACTGCCACCGGGGGCGACGATCATAAGCAAGAGACTGTGTACCATATACCACAAACTCACCAGCCTTAAAGTGAATGGAAAATTCATATCCAAAAGCTTCCATAAGCCACGTTGCAGAGCCTTCGTGGAATTCTTCATTGGTGGGTCCGACCTTAACCTTGACAGTCATAGCGATTTCCTTTCGTTGATGACGCTTCTCTATATCATAAAAACTAGGCTGTCAACACCAAAAAGAAAGGGGACCAGTTACGATCCCCTTTCCCACCATCAGCCAACCACGGCTATATCACTTCTTTGGTGCATCCTTTGGTGGAGTACCACCAAGCTTAGAAACAACACCATTCACCAGAGCCTGACCTTCTTCAGTCTGTGATAGTGCAGTCAGCATACCAGCGATTGAAGTGCCACCGGAAGGGCTGAATACATCAGCTAGCTTACCGACACCAGACTGTACGTCACCGCTATTGGCAATGATCTTAAGGTCTGCGGTCTTCATAGCACCAGCCATTTCCTTACCAACGTTTTCGGTAGCTTCGACCTTACGGATTTCAATGAGGTACTTCTGATAGTTCTCATTTGAACCGATTTCAGTAGCAAGGGTAATCTGAGCATTAACAGGAGCAAGTAGGATAGCCTTTTCAGCTTCTGCCTTAGCTAGACCTTCAGCCTGAATGCCTTCAGCTTGCTTTAGAGTAGCCTGTAGATTACCATCAGCAATCTGTACGGTAGCTTCCTTTTCAGCCTGTGCCTTAATGATCTGGGCTTCCTTAGTAGCCTGAGCATTGACAACCTGAACCTGCTTCTGTTCGTTAGCCTTAACGATAGCAACTTCCTTGTCAATTTCAGCTTGCTTAACGTTCTGGACCTTCTGGACTTCCATTACCTTTTCAGTGGTAATCTTGGCTTCGGTCTGAACCTGCTGATTTGACTTTTCCTTGGCAATACCGACTTCCTTTTCGGCTTCCGCCTGACGAATGCCAACCTGCTGTTCTGCCTGAGTACGAGTCAGAGCGATTTCACGCTTGGCTTCGATTTCCTTCATTTCAGCTTCACGAATGTTATCAGCAACGGTAACACGGCTTTCCTTTTCAATACGTGACTTTTCCTTAGCCATCATATTCTGAATAACCTGTGAACCACTTGAGTCACGAATATCCATGAATTCGATCATCTTGGCAGTAGTAACACCCCATTCCTGTAGCTGATCATTGACTTCCTTAGTGAACTGTTCACCAAGATTTGAACGATCCTGCATGATATTCTCTAGCTTGTTATTGCCAAGAATACCACGAACAGCACCCTGTAGAACACCCATTAGCTGATTCTGTAGTTCACTGAAGTTTGCAACACGTTGTGCGGCAATCTGTGAGTCAGCAATACGGAAGAATGCCTTAATGTCAACCACGAATGGTAGACGGCCAGTATCGTATGCTTCATAATCACGAAGTGAAATGTCAAAGATCGATTCTGGGAACTGAGTTACAGTGACACCAAAGACGGGAATGAAGGAAGGAATCTCGTAATAAGTGTTTCCAGCTTCACGACCACGACCATATGAAATGGTCTTCTTTGAGGACTGTACAATGTGTACCATGTTGGTCGGAACAACCCTACGGAATAGCAGGGCAAGGAACAAACCAAGACCAAGTAGTACACCAACAACTGCTAGTGCAGCGATAGCATAAATCATAATAATACCTTTACTTTACGTTAATAACGAGTGGTTGGATTGATGTGCGGAATGGCTTGTCGCTGTACATGTACTTGCCGTTCCACTGGATATACTGGCCATCTACGGTCCAGAAGAAGATATATTCACCTGAGCTACCCCAAGTACCTTCATCAGACGGGGCAGAACCAAGCTGTTCACCCTGCCATTCACCTGTATCTACAGACCAACGCTGTTCGGGGGCAGTAAGACGCTTGGCACCAGAAGTAACCTTACCCTTTACGGATGCATACATGACAGGCTGACCCATTTCATTCATGAGCAGGATAAAGCCAATCTGTCCCGGATTAGAGGTAAGTTCAAGACGGCGCTTAATATTGTCAATTTCAGCATTTTCTGAATACTGAATTGAATTTGCTGCTTCTGCTGCCTTCTGTGCCTGATCCTGCTTTACAGGCTGTGGTGCAGTAGGAGAAGGCTGACCACAACCAGCAAGAGTGAGTGAAGTAGCAGCCAGAATGGCCATTGTAATACGCTTCATAATATATTCCTTTTCTAGGGTTCGATTATATCATTCACAAGCAGCTACGTCAAGCTGTTCAGGAAGATCACGATCACGAAATAGTGAACGGTTCATCTTACCAGCATCAGCATTGTAGCCATTAGCAAGTTCACGGCAAGACTGCTTCATAGCTGACAATTCAGTACGAAGACGAGCCTTTTCAGCCGGATCAGTTTCACCAGCAATAAGAGGACGATACTCTTCAATTTGTGCAACACGTGACTTGTAGTTAGCATTCACGTTGAAGAATCGTTCATAGTTGAAGATGATGTTGTTTGTTTCGAGTGTCTTGTTGATTACTCTACCGGGAGCAGTAGCAACACTATTGAATACACCAATAGCATTAAGACCTACTGGTACAGCAATAAGAAGACCAGTACCAATGAGAACGTATTTCCACATAAGTCAATATCCTTTATAATATATGGTAACTATAATACCACACAGTGATTATACAGAGTTTATGAGTGCTGTCAAGATAGTTTTTCTATCGCAGCATAAAGATTTGCTCTAGCCTCATCAGCTTCTGCATACTTTGCCTTAGCCTTGTTGAATTGTAGACCGCTAGGGTAGTCTTTGAAGCTTAGCTCCGTATCATATACCCAAGCAGCGATCACCTTGTTTTCAAAAATAGTGATCAGCTTTTTGATTTCTTCATTCATTTTTCAAAGCCTCTTCTGCAATATTAGCACAGCTATATCCACGACCATGACCGTGTGAGTGACCTAAAGCTTCAATCTTTTCCAGTGCCATACCATAACGTTCAAGCATGGCAGCGGCTGTACGTAGAAGGTTTACCGAAATTAGATCATCATCACGAAGACGATTAGCTATGTCCTGATATGTACCGTCATACAGTGCCATTGTCAATTGCTCCTGAAATCTGATCAAAGATAGCCTGACCTACCTTAAGGGCACGTTCCGTATCCTCGTTCACATTACCGTTCTGAAGGTCTGTAATCATCTTCTGGAAGCGTTCTGTAGGGTTAAGGTCCTTACCGGCACCAAGGTCCCTCAGAGTGTCGAAGATAGGCTCAAAAGCCACAGGAACGGCAAAATAGAAGTATGCATAGGTGCAGTCGAAATCGTCATCCTCATCGAACATGAACCCTACGATATCACGAAGATCGTCATTGTAGGGACCAGCATAGGTATCAGGATCAACGTCATCATATGAACCATATTCTGCACGGCGAGACTGTTCACTATCGTAGTAGTCACGATTGCCGCCGCCAGTGCGAGTGTAGATGACCAGACGGTTTAGTTCTGCATCATAATAAGCATCACGAAAACGGGGAACATCAGTGGGAGTAAGACCAAGAGATTCGAGAACGATGCCAGCAAGAGGATTGACACCGAAAAGCATATTGTATAGACTCATTGTTTTATCCTTATGCGAAACGCTTGTTGAGACCTTCGGTACCAAAAAAGTCATCTGCTTCTAGTTCCAGAATGGTTTCCTTGATAGCATCGATGAAAAGGTCTATATCATAATCATCTGCCTCTTCAACCCAAATACGAAAGTCTTCTGCATCAATCTTGTTAATATTACGCATAATTATTCCTTTTCAAAAATTTCACGAATCTTCTGTACAGCTTCAAATTCCAGCCTACGCATATCGATAGGACCAATTGGCTTTCCCTGTTGGTATCCTTGTTCGATCATACCTGAATATGAAGAGAAGATTTGCCTTGCCTTATTCAGAGGACTGTCACCCCTGAGAAGTTCAATAACTTCACTGTCATCAAATAAATTTGGTTGCATCTTTATAATAGTCCCTAAAAATATCACGAATTTTACTTACGGCTTCAAACTGTAGCTTGCATTGCTCTAAGTAAGTGATATTATCATGTTGTGCATCTTCAAGCCTACCTGAATACAGATCGAATACCAATCTCGCCGCATTCAGTGCATTGCTACCTTTAAGTAATTCGATTGTTTCTTCGTCTGTCATTTGTCAACCTTTTCTGCACCCAAATCAATCAGGGTCTTTCGTACATCTGAAACTTGGCGAAGCTTACCACGCCAATCGCTTGGTGTCTTTGACAGTAGGACAAACTTACTCTTTCCGTTTACCGTCAAATACAGTTTGTAGTGCTTACCACTTTCCAATCGAATGTCAACGTTTTTCCATTTCCTGAGTTCTTTTTCTAGGTTTGGATTGTCGATCTTGCTAAGACACTTCATTTAAATCACCTTTCATTAATTGAAGAAGGGGGCCGAAGCCCCCTCCAACATTAAGCGGCGTTAGCGAATTCCACCGCAGTCTCAAGAGCCTTGGTCTTGAGGTTCTTGTTAGCACCGTACCAAGCCGAGGTCAAGCGGCTATCGACACTGCGACCAATGATGTGGTCGGTCATGAAGGTCACGGTGTTGAAAGCTTGCCACCAAGTACCTTCACCAAACTCAGAACCCGGCTGATCGTGCAGGTGCTCTTCAAGAGCGGCCTTAGCAGACTTCGAAAGTTCCTTCTGGCTGTCTTCCTTGGTGGTGATGACCGGGAAAACACGCTTGAAGTAGTCAACGATGTTTTCATCATTGAAACGCTTCTGCGAGAGGAACTGAGCCATTTCCTTGTACTTGGTCAGCTTTTCCTTAGCAACACCCAGAGTTTCCTTGACAAGATCAGCATCGAATTCGCGGCGATGCGAAACCTTGACCATCGACTTCGACTGACTGTTCAGCGAGAGGGTCAGAGTGTTGTTGCAGACAACACGGATCGGAGTCATGCGAACATCGATGGACTGACCGTACTGGTGAGGGTTGGTGAAGAGCAGATAGTTGTCAACCTGATCACGACCACCAAAGAGTTCGAAGGATTCGTTCACCTTGGCAAGTGCCCACACAATGCGACCATCACGGAGCGAACCAGCGGTATGCATTTCCATGTCACCAGCACCAACGAAGTCGTTGAAGAATTCGAAAGCGTCATGGTTCTGCATGGGATTCCAGTCATTCGTGATAACGTCGAGAACTGCGTCATCGCTAGAACGGACCAGAGCAGAGTGACCAACGTTGACCTGCTTGCCGTTGATGTTAGCGTAAGCAGGGATAGCTTCAACGGTCCAATCAAGACCAGCAGCCTTCAGCATCTGTTCGGGGGTAAGATCGTGAGGAACCTTGGTGCCAAGACCGTGCCAAGGAGTTTCGCCAACGTAAGCCATCTGAGCCTGACCGTTGATGATTTCGAGATTGTGAGCCATAATGTAATTTCCTTTTCAGTGTCAGCAGCACCGTGCCGCTTGATGAGTTGGTTATAGGTTAGTTTTGAAAACTAGTCAAGAACTTTTTTCAAAATTTTTTTACGCTACCTTACGCTTCTTGTAGGGGATGAAAACATAGTAGTTTTCGATGAAGCGAGTCTGTACAGGAACAATGGTACCATCGCTCTTCTTCATGTAGGTGAGTGCGCCAGCCTTACGGACCACTTCACCAACGGGACGCCGCCCACGAACCTTAGCAAAACGCTTGAAAGTATACTTTTGACCAATACGCATATTCATTTCCTTTCTGAGTTAGGGCAATGTGTCCCGCCGATGAGTTTGTTCTAGTCGAAACAAACCGGCCTGTCAACACTTATTTTGAAAAAAGTGAAAAATTATTCGACTTCTTCCCAACGCTTGTTCATTTCTGCTTCAAGCTCTTCAAAATCCTCAGGAAGATCGTGAAGGCTATATTCCTTGAACAGACGAACAGGATAATATTCATCGTCCTTAGGCTCATCGCTATAGAAACGGCTACCCGGTTCAAGCGGTTCCTTGTTGAAGCCAGTGTAGACTTCAAGAACGTCACGGTTAAGATCGATCACGTAGGCATATTCACAGAACAGCGAATCCTTAGCGAAATCGATGCTATCACAAAGCATGACAGAATCAGAAGCATTGTAGACCACTTCAAGAATCTTAGCACCAGTATCACGGCTAAGATAACCATATTCGGACTTCTTAAAGGCTTCTGCCTGTTCCATGTTCATCCAGCCATTGTTGCTGAACTTTGCATAAGCGGCATCAATTTCAGCACTGGTGCCGTAGAAAGTCTTTTCACGAACCTGACGCTTAAACGTATCAAGATCAGCGTTCTTCAAAAATTCAAGGATCGTATGACCCTGACCAGTAGGATAACCATCCCACTGACAATACTGTGCGATCTTGTAACCATTGTCGATAGCTACGGCGGTAATATTACGAGTACCCATAATATAAATTCCTTTCAATTAAAACTGATTATCATATGCGTAACGTGCAGCATCTGCATCAAGGTCACGCTCAAGTTCTTCAATAGCTTCCGAGAAAAGAGCAACTGCCGTCTTCAGAGGAAACTTACGACCATGTTTTACAAACTTAGCACGAGCAAGGCGTTCAATATGTTCATCACATTCGCTGCAACGAACATTCCAGCCATTGGGTTCAAAGCGCACACGACCAAAGACATAGTTGGGGTTATTCCGGCCAACAATCTTGTACTGGTGCTTGAAGTTGCTTTCTTCTTTGACGGTCTTGAACATGTGTGGTTCCTTTCTTGTTGATCGACTTATAATCAAAAGGAACCACCATGTCAACACTTGTTTTGAAAATTATTCTTCATCACCGAAAATTTCTGTTCTATCAGGACATATTTGTATGACCCACAATTCTCCATCTTTCAAGGAAGGATCATAACAACAAATCTGATCGACGTTAAATTCTGTAGTAAAATCAATTTCCTTAAAATGTTTATTAAATGCTACAGGAATATCCACTTCCATATCTGGATCAAATTGTTGAAGTTCCTTAATTAGTTCGCCAACAGTAGTCATAATATATTTCCTTAAAAGTCCAGAGGAACACCGGGGTCCTGAGAAATCCCGTTGTAATGATTATCAGACACACAAAACTGTGTGATTGCATATGGCTTATTAACCATGGTCTGTGCAGTAGAACCAGCAGCTATGATACAATCACGCTTGCTAGCATACTGGAATTCCTTCTTCGCAATGAATTCACCGTCTGTAGTGAATAGAAAAATTAGCAACCAAAACTTCATATCAATTTACCTTTTCGAAACCAAACGATGCAACCGTATATGCACCGTCCTTTGTAACCATAAAATCGCCTACCGAAGTAGAACGAATGCCATAAGTCCGACCAAGATGATTCGGGAGCGGAGCAAGAACGTGAACATTCGGATTGAAATCAGGATTGTCGTAGAGACGGCCATCCATAGAAAATTCTTCACCCTGCGACCACGAACCATCAATGTTATTGGTCCACCGGTATGCATAGTTCATGGCAGCGTCAATATCGTCACCATCAAACTCTACCAGAGCAACAGGAACCTTCTTACCAGTTTCACGGTCAAGGTGGGCTACGAGAACTTCGATCATACTTAAATCCTTTCGTCTTGATGAAGAGAGTAATAATCTATCTTCAAAACAATGTCAACACCCCGGCTGAACTTTTTTCACAATATCCAGACGATGTTCGCCAACAGCCATATGTTGTCCATTGGTCTTCCAGATATTAAATTCACGAGGACGAATCTTTCCGCGAAACTCTTTCCATACACTGCCCTTGGCTTCGAATGTGGAGGTTCCGGGACGAATTTCGAAAATAGTTACCCTAGTACCATCACGAGTCAGGTAATCGCCAGTTTCAGTAATCATATCAAATTCCTTAAACAGCCTGACCAGCGAGGATAGCTTCACGAACACCATTCTGATACAAAGACTTGTAAGACCGAATAGGAGTACGTTCATGGAACTTTTCGACAAAGACAATGGAATGACCCATCTTCTTTTCGAATGCCTTAATGAACACGGCGGCATCACAATCTTCTTCAAGATAGAGAGTCTTGCCACGAGCATATGAGTAGTTCGAAACGTCTTCAAGCTTGGCACCGACAGCAAAGAAATTCTTGAAGCTGACAGCCATCCAGCCGTGACCCGGATCAGAGTAAAACTTATAAGCGGTGTTGATAGTCATGTTGATTTCCTTTCGTCTATGCCCTGCTTATAGTGGATTTAAATCTGTCTGTCAACTACTTTTTCAAAAAAAGATATCCGTTAGCAAAAATCGAGATACCTAACAGAAGCTGTAGATTAATCTGTGCCTGACTCATGAACGGATCGTTATCAGATGCACCGGCAGTGCCAGCGATGATGAAGAACCCAATGAACATGAGAATGCTGCTAATAACTGTTTTCATAAAAAATCTCCTTCGACGGACACAAATAAAGGGTGCCAACGATAATGTCAACACCCTTTATGAAATATTTTTATGTGTATGATTATGCAAACTTTTTGTGGTATGTCTCACATAGCTTTTTGGCTTTATCGATATAGTTGCTTGCTTTCTCGACAAATATCTGTGCTTCATCCTCTTCTTCGACAGAGATAGCGATGACGATTGTAGGATGCATAATACCTGTCATTTCCCAGAACATGAATGAGTACATAGATGCCTGTAGGAAATAATTTTCAATCCATTCCTTACGTTTGTTACGATTGGAAGTCTTGAAGTCGATAATGGCTGGCTTACCTTGATAATTTGCAATCAAGTCACAAGAGCCAGCAACTTTAAGTTTATGTGAATAAAGTGCACCTTCTGATGCCCTGATATCATTTACATTGGCAGTGAGAAAACGCTGTAGCTGCCTAAACATATGGGCACTGAGAGGCATTTCATTCGTAAGATCAATCGGCCTGTTTAGCACAAAATCTTCGCAAAGTCTATGCACATTATTACCACGAGAAGATGCACGACCAGCAACACGTTTAGCTTCATCATGACCAATACGGTTCTGCCAGTTTACCAGTGCTGTCTTGTCCGTAGTGTTGCTAAGGACAGTGGTAACAGAAGGATACTTTTCTCCCGTAGGTGTCTCATAATGTCTATGAGCACCATCTATGCGTACAATAGACGGGAGTTCGATTAGATCAAGATTAAACATCAGTTTCTATCGTTGTAGTCCCAAAGGTCCTTAGTAGGAGTCACTTCGAACTTCTTTTCAATAGCATCATACTGCTTGATAGCTTCATCAACATAATCATTGAACGCATCCAAATCACCTGCATCATTCAGATCATAACCAGTTAATGCCAGCTTTAAAATATATTGCTGTACAAACTCTTTCTTATCCATAACAATTTTCCTTATAGTTCATTAATTTCATCTTCGGTAGCAAGCCGGATTTCGCCCCACTCCCATTCTTCATCATCGTCTGTAAAGCCCCATTCACCTTTAAAGTAGGCTCCCTTGATATTATCAATTACCCAAATACCTTCATGGGGAATATCGTCAAGGATGTGGCTATTGACAAAATAATCGATACCCATCCCTTCATTGATCCAGAAGGCAGAACCTTCATATGTATATCGATCAATTTCCCATTCCCATTTTGGGTGCCAAGATACATCGACCTTGCCTAGGATTTCGACAATGATCTTACCATATTCACTGTAGGAAGGAAGATCATAATCGTCTTCCTCCCTACTACTGATACAAGTCATATCAAGATTACTCATAACAAAATTTACTTTCAATAAAGACCTAGTTCGTTCTCCGCAATGATGAAGTCACGAACAAAGCCACTACGCACAATATCATCAACGTCAAACTGAATGGTTGACATGTGATCCATTCTAGAGAATACCATCATCATGTCAGAAAGTCCAGAAGTTTCTTTATATCGTGGAGAAGTCAAGTCATCTTGCTTAGTATCTCCACAGAGAACGACTCGTGAACGATCCCCCGTTCTAGTAAGTACTGTTCTGAGTTCGACATAGCGGCAGTTCTGTACCTCATCGACAAGGATGATCGCGTCATCAATGGTTGTTCCTCTGAGGAAGGAGGTTGAGTGGAATTCAATGATTCCCCTCTGTTTGAGTATGTCATATGCATCGTCCCTGTGGTAAATATCCGCACAAATGGCACGGTATGCAGCTTCATAGACTTCTAGTTTACGCTTCTCGTCTCCGGGTAGGAATCCGATATCCTTTGACGATTGTGCTGACCTAATAATAACAAGTTTGTTGCGTCTTGTTTTACCGGTTTCAATTTCTTTTAATGCCAAGTACATGGAAATGAATGTCTTCCCTGTACCAGCGCAACCATGAAGAAACAGATTTTCACCTTTTTCGTATGCTACAAATGTGGCTACTTGGTGATCAGTAATGGGTTGAATATAACGAAGTTCAAGATTCAATTGTTTGACACTTGGAATTCTGTTATTTTGCTGTCCCTTTTCTGCTAGTCTCTGTTGTCTCTTGGTTAAGCGTTGACTTCTGTCGGCCATTGAAGCTCCTGATTGGTTAGAGTAGTCACAGGAACATAATATAGAATTATCCTAGAGGGCCACCAACTTTCTTTTTGACTCGTTTGACGGCTTCTCGTACTTTGGATTCTTTGATTCCCTTACTTCCATGCTTATCTGCAAGAGGCGAGTAAGGGTTTGCTGCCGCTACACGCGACAACATATCATTGAATCCAGAATCGTTTTTGTGAGTAACCCCGGCTATACCAGAAATGATAGCGGGTGCAGTGACAACCTGTTGAATATCAGGGTCCTGTAGTATTTCTTCGCGGCGAGACATGGAACACAATTCTTCCCATGCCTCGCCAGTTTTGGTGTTATAAAATTCGTATATTGGCATGACTGTATTTATTCAATTCCAACCGTCATCGTCAAGATGCATTAGGTCATCAATGTTACGTGTCTTTAAAGCATTCTTCATTCGCTTTAGCTTGCGGCGTTCCTTGAGTTGATCGTGATAACCACGGTCATTGTAGCCATCAAATTCTTCTTCAACGTGGAAATTGCGATTGTGCTTCTTGCTCATATTAGAATAGTCCCGGATAAGCCTTTAGTACTGTGGACGGAGAAATTGAATATGGCAATTTCTTGTCCTTGATGGAAACCAGAAGCTTTGCGTCTTCTGGCGTTACGGATTCAAGCAGATCGATAAACATCTTCTCACGCTTGATTTGCGGAAGGTTATCATTTCCTCCACGAATGAAGTGATGTAACTTTCTCGACTCTCTATACAACATATTTTCCTGATCGTCAAGATCAGTTGGTGTGTATGGTGGTTCGCCTTCAGGAAGAAGAAATTCGATGTTAGGATCAAAACATGCTTTGAGAATTATTTTGATTGCGTCTACATCATTGGCCTGTAGGCACTTTACCTGCTCTTCTTCGGGAAGCTTAGCAGTAAAGTCTAGAATCCATGAAATGGCTTTGATAGTCATAATTACCTCAGAATTGGTCAAGATCAGACATAAGGTTCTTTAGCCTATGCTGAATAAAGTAGTCGAATAGCTTGCCTTTGGTTTTGCCAGCTTGTGCTTCATACTGGACCATGATTTCTTCCTTGATGTTTTCAGGAATGAAATTCAGGTCTACAAGCTGTTCATTGCGCTTCCATCCACGCAGCATATTTTCATCACAGAATTCTTCTGGATTGGTATGCTCTAGCCATACGTCAAGCTTTGTCTGGCGAATCTGCTTCTGACGGCCAGCTAGAACGAATGTATCGTCTCGTGATAGGAAGTTTGGAATACCGTCACCACGATCCCCGCGCATGATATGCTCACGAAGATAGCGTGATGGATTATTCTCTTCGATCCACTTCTTACGAGTAGGATCATACTGGCGAACATTCATGTATGAATGAAGTTGACGGAAGTCCTTATCGCCTGATAGGATGAGAATCTTTTCCATAGAGTTGCCGAAGTTTTGCACAAGCGTACCAATGATATCATCGGCTTCTGCATCAGCAACATGGATTACACGATATGGGAAATAGTCTTTTAGCTCT